CTCCCTATATTCTACTGTCATGCCTTCTTCTTTATCAAACTCGCTACTCCACCCGGTGCCGAATATCTGTATATATCAGAAAGACCAGGAACTTGTAACTTACTCAATGGACTTGATTTTCCCCTACCTCTAACCCTCGTCAAAGCAGGAGGTCTTGGTAAACGTTTGTTAGGCGTAGAAAATAAAGACAATAATTCCTTTTGAAAAGGATCTGTTTTAGTCGTAACCTGTGAAGGGTCCGAGGTGCTAGGAACAGAATCCGAGGTTTTAGAAGCAGGAATAGCAGAATCTTTACTCGAACTTGGAACATCCGCACCTAAGATCTTACTAATATATTGCTGGGTGGATTTAGGAATCACACCCTTCTCCACGTTTCCGGGTCCTGTATTATACGCCGCCACCGCTTTCGTAATATCACCATCAAACTCTTTCAACATAGCCGCTAGATAATCAGCAGAAAATCTCAAGTTATCAACTGGATCTAATAAGTCAGACGCAGGACGAACACCATAACCGGGATCTACATTCGTAGTCGGAAGTATCTGACCCAAACCAATCTCGCCCGCCGCACCACGTGCATTAGGATTAAAATTACTCTCGGTCTCAATCAATTTTATAAAGATGTTAGGATCTAATCCTCTTCTCTCCGCTATACTCGCAGCTAAACTTCTTAGCTCTTGTGACATGTACCTCGCTCCTTTTTTTGCAGTATAGTACATTTCCAAATGAAAATATAGTTGAAATTTTTTTGATGGCTAGGGAACCTACTAATGAAATTATTGGCAAATGAATTTATGAATCTGGTAATATATGTGCGCGGTAGCAGCAACTACCCGTCAAAATATGGGGGGAGGGTCTTTGTCAAGGTAAAATATAGGCTCTGAATAGCCACAGTAACCCCCATAAAAGAACTTGGAACAAAACGTGAACAAATAAAAAAGTAAATAAAAGACAAAATATTTGTTGTTTACCTATTGAATTATTGTAATTAGTTATTATATACTACGTATATAATTAATATAACAAGGAAGGATTTAATTATGATAAATACAAAAAGAGTTAATAAGTACTTTCAAAACTTTGATTTAGAACTAGAGCAAGCTAAAGAGCATCACCAGTTATTGAAAGAACTAATCAAGAACTTACAAAAGACAGAAAAAGCTTTTAAAGAAGATATGGTTCAAAAAGGTCTAGCAACTGTAACTACTCAAGAAGTTGATGGTTATACTGTAAAAGCTTTTACTAAAAAAATATTTACATTTAAATAATAAATCGCTTGTGGTTAGGTTGTATTTTTAGTACAATCTAACCACTCAATAATTTAACAAGGAAGGAATATATTATGAGTAATCCATTTGGAAAAACTAGAAAAGAAAGTGAACCATATGCAATTTATGGTAATTCTCAAGGATGGGTATGGAAAGTCTTAAAGACTTATAAAAAGCCAGAAAATGAGAAAAAGGATCAATACGCTAGATGGTTTGTTTCTGCGACATCACCATTAATGCAAGATGGTTCTTTTGAATATGGTGATACATACGTTAAGGATATTCTCACATATGGTTCATTAATTGATGCCACTGAAGACTGGAAAAAAGCTTATGCTTAATTTCTTAGGATACTTAATTGCATCTTGTGGCGTGGCTCTCATATTTTTGGGAGCCTTCGCAAGTGATAGTGATTTACCTTTATCTATAGTTATTTCAATGGGTATTGGTGGTTTAATCGTTTTTGTTTTTGGAATCTTTGTAGCAAGGGAAAATGAATAATGATTAGTATTTCATGTGAATTATGTGGCTCTTTCAACAAAGATGAAAGAGCCATACTTGAACAAAATGAACATGTTCTTTGTCATCAATGCTATGGTGTCTTTGATGATGAAGAGCTTGAAGATAGGCTTAAAGAGAGGGTCTAACGACCCTCTTTTTATATATTGTTTTATATATCAATAAAGACGCAAGGACGCAAAGAAGACGCAAGGAAAGAATAAACAAAACTAGCCGTCAAAAATAATTTAAATTAATATCTTGCAAACAAACAACAAATAAACTAAAATAAATTTACATTTTAATTATTACAAGGAAGTAAAAATGAATTCAGGAATTATATATAAAGGACCTAGCGTTATCGATGGAAAGCCCATTGTAGCAATAGCAATGCATTCAAAAGCAAATACAAAAACTGGACCAGTGGTGCAGACTTATATTTTAGTCGATGGGATACCACCACTTGAAGCAAGTAAAACGGGCGCAGATGTTTCTATTTGTGGGGATTGTATTATGAGAGGCGACACAACAACGGACCCGAAACGCAAGCAAGCAAAAAATAGACGCTGCTATGTTAACTTGGGTCAAGGTCCCACGATTGTTTATAAATCATATATGAAAGGTAATTACAAACTAGCTAATCCAGAAGACATTGGACGAAAAAGATTTGTGAGAGTTGGGACCTATGGAGATCCTGGAGCCGTACCCTCAAATGTTTGGGATGAATTATTAAGTGAAGCTGCAACCTGGACTGCTTACACGCATCGCACAAACTGGAGACCGGATATAGCGATGCAATCGGCCGACAATTATACACAAGCAAAGAGGCAATGGAAGCAAGGCAACAGAACGTTTAGAGTTATATCGGATCTAAACGAATTAGATAAAAAACATGAAGCTTTGTGTCCAGCATCAAAAGAAGCTGGACGCCGGGTCCAATGTACAGCTTGTAAATTATGTAAAGGATCGAGCCTAGCAAAATCAATAGCAATAGTAGAACATTAATGTTTAACCAGTTACTTCCTTGGCCCCGGTGCTTGCACCGGGGTTTTCTTTTTCTAGCTTCTTCTTATAATGATCCATCACAATGGGTCGCAAAGACGCAAACAAAGACACAAAGTCGCAAACTCGCAGAGTATAAAAAGGAGCAAGGTCGCAGAGTCCTTGATCCAAGAGCCTTGGACCTTGATCCCCACGAAATAAAAATAGATCACCCCAAAAGAGGTGCTTTACCAAGAAGAAATTTAAGCCACCATTTACAGAATACTTGTAGTTCCAAGCGATTTGATGAGGAGAGATTTTTACGTTATTGTTTTTTGTTGTTTTTAATTCCATCCAAAATGGCAGACCAGACCAGAGCAAATGCACATCTGGAATACCACCACCAACTCTATTTTCTATCCTCGTTGCTATCATGTTTGATGGTAAGTTCGACCTCATTTGTTTCCAAAGATTTGCTTCCATTCCTCTGCTCATTTGTAATGTCCTTATATTTACCATCAACCACAAATGCTTGTGGATATTTTTTCTGCAAGTCAGATAACCTTGCAACTATTTCATCTCTAGATAGCTGGTCAATGTTATGAGTTGTTTCTCTTCTATCAATAGTGAGTCCACCCAAGGCAGACCTAATCTTTTCAGCATTGATAGCTGCCGAAAATTGACCCTCTTCTTCTGCACCAATAGAAAGTTTCTGCAATCTTTCGAGTTGACCAATGAGAGTGACCCCATACTTTCTTTCTTTTTCTTGTCGAAGTTCAGTAATATATTCAAGAACGTGGGGATAATCTCGACCATTCAAAAGTCTAGAGGCATATTCATTGGCTCGTTCTTCAGAATATCCTGCCAACCTAGCACACTCTGCATTACTATAGATACCCTCCACGATTTTCCTAGCAAAAGTCTTTTGTCTATTCGTAAGTTTATTTTTCATATCAACCTCAGTTGTTTATTGGCAACAAGATTATTACAAAAAATATTTTTTTTCAAGAACCCTCTTTTTAGCATATTTACTAGAAAAAGTGTAAACAACGTAAACACTTGTAAACAGGTAAGGGCATGTTTGAGCCTTGATTTATTGGGGGTGTTTACACTGTTTACAAGATTTACAAGCAAAACCACTCAAAAAAAATTTTTTTTATTTTTTCTGGTGAAACTGTAAATAGTGTAAATTTGTAAACATGGGGGGTTGACTTACAATCAGACAACAATTAGATTAAATATAGTAATTTTAATTATAACAAGGAGACAAAGATGACAAAGATTACTAAAATAGATCGTGCTACATGTACCAAGTTGCGTGAGCATTTGAATAAAAAACTTTCTGACATATTTAAAGATGAACTAGGTATTACCTTAGACTTTGGTAATGCTTCTTATAATGAGGACTCAGTTACTTTTAAATGTCGTATTGAGATTGAAGGTGCGAGGAGCGAGAACGAAAAGTCCTTGGATGATATCAAACCTTTTATGTCTCACGTTGACTTTGATAAACAAGTTAAGTTGGGTAAGTATTTATTTAAGATTGTGGGTTATAGATCTAGGGCAAGAAAAAATCCTTGGGTATGTCGTAATGAGAATGATGGTTCTGATTATAGTTTATCTCAAAAAGATATTGATACTTATTTTAGGAAAGCATCCTAATGAAGATAGTACCTTGCAAGAATGGTGTAGGTGAGTGGGAGATTGATCCCACTCACGAGACCTTTGATACTTATGCAGAAGCAGAGGAGCATTTGCGTAAGTTGGAAGACGAGATGTCTTTGGTGAATATCGTAAATGAACTACATAAAATGTTAGAGAGGAGAAAGTAATGGGTAAATTTTCTAACAACGAGGCGATAGATATTGAAGATCGTCTAGGTGATTTATTACTAGATAAATCTAATAGTGAGGCTCTGGAAATTATTGAAAAAGAGTTTGGTTCTTTCCAGAAAACTTATGCAGAATATTTAATAGATCAATATAGGGAGTATTCAAATGCCTAATCATTGTACAAACGAAGTGTATATAAGTTTCAAGGATCGAGGAACGACAGAAAAGTTTCTTGAATTTGT